AGTTTATGATTTTTCTCGCTCATACATAAATGTAAATGTTAGTGCCGATGCATCACATGCAACTAATGTAAATGCTAGATATAATTTATTATCTCAATTAAAAATACACACTGGTGCAGATGATATAATTTATCCTACCAGTTCTTTAGTACATAACGCAAGTATGTTCTCGCAAGCCGTTGGAAAATTAGAAGATATAAGAAAAGTTGATAATTTGGCTGTAAATCAATATGTTTACATGACTAATATGGAAGAGAGACAAAATGATTTAGGATCATTAGCATCATTTAGACATTCCGCAGTTTTTGGAGCACAACCACTTAGTGAAATTAATAAACTCGGAAGTTTAAATTCTCGTCATGTAAATCGTGACGTAAAGATTCCATTATCATCTGTATTTGGAGGTATGGGAATTCAAACACAAGTGGACTCAGGACGATTAGCAAATATTAAGATTCATTTAGAAATGAATTTTGATAAATTGACTGCTATACAACGTGAGACAACTGCATTATGGGCTGGTTCAAATATACCAAATCAATTAGCACAAAATAAAAATAGAGCCATGGCTACAATAACAAATAATACTACAATGACAACCGCACAACCATATAGTGATATAAACGAGTCACCTTGGTATGTAGGTATGCCTTTAAAAATTAATGGAGGCGTTGGTGCAAATGCTGGAGCAGTGACAGCAATTGCCGAAAATACAGCATTAACAATTTCATCAATTATTCGTAATGCTAATAATACATTAACAATTGGATTAGATGGTCCAATTATACCAGCAGGAATTCCAGTTGGAAGTAGCATATTTCTTCCCTTAGTAGATTACTTGGATACATTTGGTACAGCACCAAGTATTGCTGTGAATAGCGTAGAACTGGTTGCTCATGTTAATGCTAGTGATGAAGCCCCATCACAATTATCATATTCAACTATGTTAAGTGAAGAGGATTCATATGTGTCAGCATTAACATTAAATAAATATTATTATATTGAACCAGCGTGTAAGGGTGTATGCTTATGTTTAATGGTGCTGGAGCATTATCAACAGACCAATTACTTAAATATAGAATTACGATTGATGGTCATGACATTTCACCAAAAGATATTCTTACTGAATCAAGTGAACATTATGATTTAATAACTAAACATTTTATTAATAGAGGTTTAGTACCACATAGTCTAAATGAAAAAATACAAGATTATAAAAATAATAATTACCAAGTTGTAATGGTTGCATTCCCAACACCATTTAAAAATAGTAGACAGCAAATTGGTGTTTATTTGGAAGCCGAGGCAGGTCAAACATTACGCGGAAACCATATTATATATAAAGAGGTTTTAAAAGTAGTTTAATACAAAATACAAAAAATTAATATTTTAATATAATTATTTTATTTTTATTATTTATACAATGGCTGATATTCAATACCACTTAGCGACTCCTGAGGCTGATAATTCCGTTGGATTCAATGCTTTTGATACAATTGATTTTTTATTATTAGCAGATGGTAGAAAATTAATTAAAAATACTATAACATTAGATTTTGATGTTTTGGTTACTAGTGATACAAATCTTGCTACAGCAATCACAGCAACAGATATAATTGGTGTGGAAAATAAAATTGGAGGCCATGCCTATTTTGAATCATTTAACGTAGAGGTACAATCTCAAGGAAATATTCAACAAATTAGTGATTATTCTAGATGGGTAAATATGATTACATCAGCATCTAATGATGAAAATGATTTTTATTCATCAAGATTCCAAGCGGAAGGTCGGCAAATACGTGAACGAGGTGGATCATACGTTAATCAAAAAGTTGCCGTACGTGGTTCACAAGGTGCTTCTGCTAATTTAAGTGTACTTCCAAATTTTTGTATTATGCCTAATATTTGTTTCAATAATATGCAAGGCGATGACTATTCATTTAGCAAAAATGGTTATATAAAAGTGTCTACAAATTTAGCAAGACAAACTTCTGCCTTATTTGGAGGTGGTGCAACAAATGCTAATTATCAAATAAGTAATATTAAATTAAGATACCAAACTAGAGCCGATGACGGACAACAAGGAATTATGTTAATGAATTCTGTAACATCAATAAAACAAACTATTAATTCTAATCAAGCAAATATTTTAAGTCGTGTTCCAAGTGATAAGGTTAATGGTGTTGCAATTAGTTTTTTGGCTCAGGCTGATGAAAATGCACCAACTAAAAACTCATATCAATTACAAAAATTACCATATTTAGATGAAGTACAATATTTATTTAGTGATTCATCATCAAAATATATAACTTATGTAATGAGAGATTTNGANGATATGGTAAGTAAAGGTATTGAAGCATTAAATGATACTGGAAGAAATCAATGTAATCATAATAAACTAGCATCAAATAAAGGTCATATAATTGGTTTACCATTTGAAGAATATGTAGATTTATCAAACCAAAAATTTAGTGTTCAATTAAAAAATAGTGACAATGGTATTGGTGCTAATCCAATATTATGTTATTTATATTTCCTTACATTAATCCAATTATAAATAACTTTTTAAAAAAGTTAAATCAAAAAAAAAAATTAAAATTATTTTAAAAGTTTATTTTATGTATACAATAACATCTCATACGAAAACACAAGCAAAAAGATTAAATGTAGTTGTTAAACCAAGTACAAATAAAGGTAAAAAAATTGATGTCTATAAAAGTGGTAAAAAAGTTGCATCAGTAGGTGCAATAGGATACGGCGATTTTGGTACATTTAAAAAACAAAAAGGTAATGAATATGCAAATGAACGACGTAGATTATATAGAATACGTCATAATAAAACAGCAAAAAAAATAGGTTCTAATTCTTATTATGCTTACAATCTACTTTGGTAAAAAAGTTTTCCATATTTTTTTTATGATTACGACTTCTTATATGTGCTGGTCTATATGACAATGCAATAGTAGCACCACATAAACATCTATATTTTTGTTTTCTTCTAGCATTAATTTTATCTCTATTTTTTTCTAAATATTTATTTACACTCGCTCTATATTTCTCTTTATTTTTTTGATAATTTATTTTATTACGTAAATTAAACTTTTCACGATGTCTTTTATTACTTAATTGATTTGCCTTTAAAAGTTTATCCTTATTAACTAATTGGTATTCTTTTATTGTCCTACATGGTATATTTTTATTTAATGAAGGTTTATATTTATTAATCCACTCTGCCTCCCTCATTGTTAATTCTTGGCGATTTTTACAATTTACTTTTTCTAATAAACATATTTCAAAATTATCCCAGCCACCATGATCCGTTATAAATTGATAAACATAAAATTGTTTTTTAGATTTTTGGGTTAGATTATAAAAATGCTGAGTTACTCTAGATTCTAGATTTTTAGTTCCACCTATATATGTTGCTTTAATTGAAGGGTTTTTACATCTAATCTCATAAATACATGCATTACTATAGTCATTTTTAAATTCAACAATACTCATTAATTATATGTTATATATTTTTAATTGTAGTAATACGCAATTATTTTTTAACCAAAGCACTACGTGTATTAGGTTTTGATGTTGTTGGTTTCTTATCATAATCATTATTATCATTTGCTTCTGCTACACTTGTACCAGTAGTTGCAATATTTTTTTTTAATTCAATATTTATTTTATTAGTTATTTGCTGTGGATTTCTTAATAAACATCGTTTTAATATATCAACACATTTACTTGGTTCATGTAATACCAACATTCTTCTTAACATAGCACAATCTAAACAATATGATTTAAAAAATCCTTCTTTTTCATTAATTTCACAGAACGAACAAACCATATTATATTATTAACATTTAATTTAATTTACAAAAAATAATGGAAAAACTGAGAATATATAAACTTTTAAAAAAAGTTAATCAAAATAACAAACCTTTACATATTATTAAATTACTATTAATAGTAAAGTTATTTTATTAACAAATTAATTATATATTGTTTATAATTTAAAATAAAAATATAATTGTAATATATAAATCATGCCTAAAAAAAAAGTAATTTTTGAAGATGCTATTGATGATATTGATAAAAAACTTAAAAAGAAAAAACCCAAAAAACAAGTTTTAGAAGATATAGAAGAAGATGAAGACGAGATACAAGAAGAACCTATTAAAATGGAAGTGAAACCTAAAAAGCCTAAAAGAGTTCTTAGTGATGAGCGGAAAAAACAATTAGCACAAAACTTAGCAAAGGGTAGAGCCAAAAGTATCGCAACAAGACAAAAAAATAAACAATTACGATTAATAGAAAAGAATAAGAAACTACAAGAAGAAGAAAATTTATTATATGAAGAATTAAAAAATAAAAAAGATAAGTCTAAAAATATAGATGAATATCGTGAAGAAATAGAAGAGTTAAAAAAACAATTAAAAAATAAAAAATCAGTACCAGTAGTAGTAGAAGAAGAAGAAGAAGAAGAGGAAGAGGAAGAACCAGTAGTCATCCACAAAAAAAAACCTAAAAAAAGTAAACCAAAAAAAAAAAAAATTATTTATGAATCAGCAACAGAATCCGAGGAAGATGAGGAGGAAGAATTTGAAGAGATCATTGTTAAGAAAAAAAAAAAACCTAAGAGAAAACCTAATGCTCCTCAAAGGAATCCCTCTAATGAAATTGAAGAAGATATACAAGTACCACAGATTAATCAACCTAAATTTAAAAATAAAGATTTAATTAAATTAATGAAAAGTCTAAGACTTTAATTTCTTTTGTTTTTTAACTATTAATGATTTTTTTATACTTGGTGTAATATTATTCATATTTTTATCTAAGTATAATTCATTTGCACTATTACTATAATTAATAACTATAAAATCAGTTTTCTCCCTTACATTGTCATATATCATATTATAGAAATCTTTTTTTCCCCCCCTTAAATAATTATGCTCATGTTCTAATACTTCTAATTGTGAATTTGGTGTTCTCCACACAACTAAACCACTGCAATTCATTCTTATTGCATTTGTGGTCTGTTTATAATATTGACTTAAACAAACTACACTGACCAAATATTTTCTACCATTTTGATATATTTTAGCCAATATATTAAATCTAGATGCGAAATTACCACTAAAACTTAAATCATCTAATATAATTAATTTATGTACTTGTGGCTGTTTTTCTGCTTTTGCTTCCTCATAATCTTCTACTAACATTTCATATAAATTATCTAACGATGTTGGATTAAATTCACCGCCATATATATTAGATTCACTTATATCTTTACCTTCAATGATCATATTAAGTTTATTATCTGCATATGGGTTAGGTGCAAAAATATATATATCATCTCCTTTCCATACTTTAGTATAGCCATAGTTTTCATTTAAAATTAAGTTAACTAAAAAATTTGATTTACCGCTTCCACTTGCTCCACATAGTAATAATCTTGCTGGTACAGAAAAAACTCTATTCATATTAATAGTGTTGTCATCATTTTTATCTATTACTTTTAAAACTTTTAGTTTTGACTCATTTACTTTAATACTTGACATATATATATTTATATCTTTTATTTTTAAACTTTTTACACTGAAATATCTTAACTATCAATGCAGTTTTTAAGTTTTTAAGTTAATTACATAGTTACTATTATTATTACTATTATTATTATTACCTTATTTATTATTATTATTATTATTATTATTATTATTTATTATTATTATTATTAATATAAAGTATATAAATATACAAAGTATATACAACTAACATATAAAAAGTTTAAGGGCAGAAAGGGCAAACACTAAAAAATGACTTGCCCTTAAAATAAAGGGCAACTAACACCATAAAACACTAAAGGGCAAATGTTTCCTTTCCAAAGGGCAAAAAAACGAGAAATCCCTCAAAAAAAGTCACAGAAAATTCATTTTTGAAAAAGGCCGAATTTTGAATTTGAAAACTGAAAAATGCCCCAAACTTTCTTATCAATAAATAAAATAACCAAAAAATAAAGGTCTCATTTTCTTATCAATATTTTAGGGGCACTTTTTATGGAGCAAAACGGCTAAGTGCAAAACAAAAATGAAATTGCCCCTTAAAGTACTATTTAAGGGCAATACATTAAAATAAAAGCACTTAAAATTATTATATATGATTTAATTATGGATACTTATTTTTGCGATTTTTGTACCAATAAAAAAACTGGTGAACCTTTTACTTGTTTTAAATCATATGATTGGGATAGGCATTTACTAACTGACCAACATGTATCTAAGTGTTTAGATAGAGAAAAACAAGATGATGATAAATATTGTAAGGTCTGTTTTACCCACATGCCTAAAGAATCATTTAAAAGACATAAAGATAGAAATTTAAAAATGTTAAAATTTAAGTATAATTTAGACCTAGAAATATTTAAACAATGCTCATGTAATAATTTTATTTATAATAATAAGAGATTTGATGGGTTTGAATCATTAAGAGATTATGCATCTATGCATCCACCTCTAAATTTTATTGAAGAAGTTGTAGACCCTTTTTGGAATAGTTTACCTAAAGAAGTTAGAGATCGTGATCCATTTCATAAAAATAAAAATAATGAGAATGAAAATAATAGTGACGATGATTATGATTGTGGTAAAAATGCATATTTTAGTATTGATAAAAACAAAATTAAAGATAAAAAAGTAATAGAAATATAAGCGTATTTTAGATAAACTTATTATAAAAGTTTATTTTATGAATGAGCAAGAAATAATTGAAATGGGTGAAACATTAAAAAAAAGATTTGAAGATTTAGAATTACGAGAAGAGATCTCTCTTAATGAAGTTAAAGAATTAAAAAAAGTAGTTATATCATCTTATGGTTTTATAAGAATATTAGATATGACAATTGAAAGTAATGCTGATACACCATTTGAAATAAAAGGCTTAATAGAAGTATTAAGGTCATATTTATCTAATGAGATTGATAGTTTAGATATTTTATAAATAACTTTTTAAAAAACTTAAAAACTTAAAAACTTAAAAACTTAAAAACTTAAAAACTTAATCAACAACAATTTTATAGTATGTATTATATTGAGTATCGGAACTATGCAACATTGATTTAGCAAGTTGTTTATTATTTTCGGCTTTTGAGCCATCTACTTTTTCACTTATCCATATTTTTCGTAATAAAGATATTGTTATATGTTTTCCACTTGGTAAAAATACATTTGGTACAAGTTTAACCAATCCATTACTTGTTAATGATTTATGTTCACTATTTAATAATAATGAATTATTAAATTGTAATCGTTCTTTGTTATATTTAATCCAAATGTTTAATATTTTATTTATAGATGATGGTACTTTTATTTTTTGACTACCAATGCTTTTTTGTGTTTTAAAATTGTTAAGTATAAAGTATTTAGTTTTATCACTACGAACATATAAGAAATTATCTTTTTTATTATTATCATTTAGATTATATATTATATCCATAATATAGTCACTTCTAAGGGCTGGTGTTAATAAATATAATGCACTAACTAAATATTTTTGTAATATTAATATTTCATCTTTAGTTAATGATTCTTTAATAGGGTCTTTAAGTACACCCATTGATGTTAATTCTTTTTTATAATGACTTAAAACATCTTTTTTTAATTGTTTTAGATTAGACCAATTTTTTGCTTCGTTTTCATTTAAATAATGTTGTTCTTTTTCTTTTTTATATTGATTATTATCTTTTAATAATTGTTTATCATAGTATTTTAATAATAATGGTTCAGTACCTAATGCTTTTAATGCAGTGGATATAGTAATCAAATAACTTTTTCTAGTGTTTAATTTCATTAATTTTAACTTTTTCATTATCGATACTTTATTTTTTTTAAGAAAAAATAGATCACTTGGTAAACTATCATTATTTAATTTTTTAATATGTGATTTATAATTCCTCATTGAACTATCAGCATAAGTTTTATTTTGCGATGTAGCATAATTATTAAATAGTAAATCTAAATCCATAATTAATACTTTATATATTCTTATATTTTTAAATCAATTTTATATTTTTAATTATAGTGAGCGTCAGTTCGGCAACAAGAGCATAGATTTTCTGTAGAGCATTTATTTCCATATCTCTCACATGCTTCTGCTTCTTCGGCTTCTGCTTCTTCTTCTAGGGCTTCTTCACCACATTTCAAACAGAATGATATATTACCAATCATAATATTATCATCGTCTATAATTTCACCACAACCTTTTATTTGATTTCCCATATCAAATTCTCTTCCAGTTTTACCACAAATATGTAGTTCTTCTTCCTCGTCTTCTTCTTCTTCTTCTTCTTCTAATGGTACTATCATTTTATTAGTCAATATAGAAAATAAATAGAGTTCATTTTCTTCTTCTTCTATTGTTAATGGATACATATATGCACCAGCATAATCAGGGTGTGGTACTATCATTTTATTAGATATTAGTTTATATAAGTTTTGATATTCTTCTAGTATCCAATCTTCCATAGGCATAATATTAGTCCATTTACTTCTATTATCGTGATGCATTGTTAGTTGCGAAATAAGAGAGGTACACATGGTACTTGTCAATAGACATACTTATAAATGTAATGAAAATCTCAAATCAATTTTGTTTTGTATGTGGTTTATTGGTTATAAAACAAAATTGATTTTGAATTTTCATTACATTTATAAGTAAGTCTATTCACAAGACACATCACTATCATGACTACTCACACTTGCGAAATTTGCATGGAAGAGTACCCAGTTGACCAGCATACAGTATGCTTAAATGGGCATTTTGGAGGTTGTCAAAAATGTCACATGAAACTAGTTAGGGCTAAATATATGAATGGTGAAAGTGCTTATAAAGATGAGTCACTAAATACCCAAAAATGTATGATGTGTAGAAGACATATGAATGATGAACAAATGGGAGTAAATTGGGGACAAAAACTATATACTTTGCAACCAATAATGATGTATACTGGTTTTTCCATGGAGGAAAAATGGAACATAACATTGGTTGAAGTAATAACAAAATATAAACTAATGACAGAACAACCTGACGACAACACAGATAATTATTTTGTGTATACCGCTATGTTTGATTATGGGGGTATAAAACAACTAGTTAAATTTATGAATATTCAATATAATGATTATACATCGGATCACGAACGTACACGAACCGCAATGAAAATGGTACAAGAAATGGGGGAGGCAAGAGGCGATTCTGGCTCTCGGATCTTGTTTAGTGCGATGATAGATGCAGTTTCGTCGATATTGGCGGAGGGTTAAATATAAAAATAAAATTAGAAGATAATAGTATATGGTTTTTTATGAGCGGTCTAATCTTCCATGGAAGAATTCCGCAGAATTGAAAAGCGAATATATCAAATTAACTTATTTATATTTATGTAGTCGTAATTGTTTTAATAAAGGTTATATGAAATATTCATATTTTAAAAATTTAATACGATATGCAACTAATGAAAACAATAGTAAAATAATAAGAAACATTTTTGATGGTTTAATGGGACAACAAATTATCCAAATAAAAAAAATAAATGGTTCTACTAAATATATATTTAATCCATATAATAAAAAATATAAACCAAAATATAAAATAATTTTTAATTAGAAGTTTTTTTTTTTTTAAAAATAAAATATTCAGTTTATATATAAAATGTCTAACTTATACTCTACTGAACTAAAAACTCAATATTTTGACCCACGTACTAATAACTCGGCACAATGTGAATTTAGATTTGATCCGGACACAGCCTATTATCCCAATATAACAATTGCTAATTTAAAGGCTATATCAGCAGTCGAACATGGATATAATGGTTCACAAGGAGCATATTCATTATTGAAACATGTAAGATTAATGGATGGGAGAGTTGAATTAGATTCAGTCCGTTTTTATAATAGATTTGCTGGTTTTCAAAATACTAATAATACTAATAGACATAATACTGATATGGGAGGTGTTATGGGTAAACATGGACAAGGTTATTTATTAAATTCAAATGCTGTAGTCAGACCAGCAGAAACAACTTTATATAATGCACTCGCAAGAACTAGTGGAAACACAACCGATAAAGATGGTGCAATGATTGATTTAAGAGTAGTGTTACCATTATTAAATAATATAACTTATTTAGATACATCATTATTTAAAAATTTAAAAGTTGTTATTGAATGGGAAACTGATTCATCTAAAATAATTGTTGTTGATAATGTTGCTACATCTCCGGCTGTACCAGTTTTAATCGCTGATGAAATTCGTGATCCTAGTGTAGTTGCTAATCTCAAATCAAAACAAGGAGCAGTTGTATGGAATGCTATAGAACATGATTTATTTCAAGTTGCTGATGGTAAAGCAGTTGCTGGTGCATTAGCAAATGATGTTAAATCTACACAATCTACAACTAAAACAATTAATGGTTATGATAATAAATATGTTGAACGTATACTATTAGCAAAATCACTTACAACTAAAAGTGGTAATTTTGTTGGTAATGGAGTTTTAGGAGTGGGTGATGCTAGTTCTTATGCTCAGCATAATGAAAAATTACAAGTCCAAATAAATGGTAAACCTTTATTTAGCGGTGTTGGATTAGAAAAATCAAGTCAAAAAATGATGTTATTACATCAAACATGGGGTGAATGTAATATAGCACCTTTTTGTCATCAAGAAAATGTAGGGTTAGATAATGGTGCTTCTGTAAATGTTGATGGTGTTTTAGCAGTTGAAACAGTGAATGGTCAAGCCAATTCACAATCTAATAGAGTGGGTCAATTTGCTTACATGGGATTTAATATGAATACAAGAGTGAATGTGTTACAATTTGAATATTCAAGAGATTTAGTCAAAGATACATTTACACCACAGAGAAATAATGAAGGGTTAGATATACATATTTATGCTGAAGTTAGAAGGGGTTTAACACTCGGTGCTAATGAATATAATGTTAAATACCTTTAGTTACTTAATGAGAAAAGTTTTTATTTTAATTTTAATTTATTGTTTATTATTATAATGTCTAATAATAAAGTTTTATCATACCCTGAACAAAAAATTATTCATATTCAAGAAAATCCATTAAATTCTAATGCTGTTGAAAATCGTCAAAATGGTGACTACTCTGTTAATTTAAAGAAACGCATTGCACTACATGAAGGTGATGAACTAAATATAAAATCAGCATATGTATCATTATCAAGTGAAAATACTGGACAAATATTTGTTGATAGTGATTTTGGAAGACAAGGTGGTGTTGATGACCTTCGTGATAAATGCACAGTTTCAATGAAATTTGGTTATTATGTTATGGATTATTATAATGAATTTCCAGCACCACAAGCAAACGGACTTCCTACTGAGAGTAAAGATTACCTTATTAATACTGGTACTACTTCTACTAGTGGTGATCCTTTTGTTGCTATGGTAAGTACTGATGTTGATATAAATGATAATGTTGGATTTGATGTGAGTGAATTTGAAATACCAATAGAAGATATAACTGGTTCGTATGACTTTGATGATACTTTTTCATTAAATATATCCTATACAGTTACGGCTGGTAATTTTGGTGACACAAACAGAATAACCCAAGTATTATGTGTAACGTATGAACCAGCACCAATTCTACATTCACCACTTAAAGCAACTAAAATAACTGATAGTCCTTTTTATAAATTTGATTCAGTAATTAAAAAACATGTACTAGTTGTAAATCAAGATTTAATAAACAACTATAGAAATCAAGATAGTGGTAAAGGTCCAAAAAATGCTTTTTCTTTTGGTAGTGATAATAAAATATTAATGTATAATCAAGATATTGTGGCTACAGAAGGTAATGGAGGAGATGCACAACCTATGGTAAGAAATCCAACTGATGTATTAAATATTATTAGTGTCGCAACAAGTATTAATATATCAGCACCTTTTTTAACAACTTTATCAATTCAAATAGATGCACCTAAATTTTATGATCCTAGTGAATTAGCACAAGTAATAAGTAGTGGTTTTGAAACAATGATTCCTAGTACAAGTGCTGATGTAAATGAATTAACTAGTAATCAATTATTAACTAATACTGCTGTTTTAGTAACAAAAACAACACCTGGAAACCAACCAAATGATAAAGTACAATTTGTAAATTTAGCAACAAACCAACAATTTGAATTTAAAGATAATATGCCTTCCTATAATATTGGTGCTTCGCAATTTGGTTTAACCTATGACCCTACTTCTACTATGTTTGAAATTTCTCAAATGCATACATCTAGATATGATACTGGTGGAAATACAATCGTATCTGGGTTTATAAATCCTGCTGGAAGTAAAAAATTCTTAGATAGATATAGTGGGATATTTATTCAAGAATTAGCACCAAATCAAATTTGGTTGACTAATAGTGATAATACTCAAAAACCTAATTCAATGAATTTTGACCAATCAATTTTGACTACATTAAAGCATGTAAAAACTAATATCGGTACACCTGACCCAAATAATCCAAGTGTTGTAGATGCATTTACAATTCCAGCCGAATTAAAAGTTGGTGTTAATGTTACATCGGATTTTGGTAGTATAGATTCATTGGTATTAAAATCAAAAGATGTTGCTGGTTCTAAACATTATGATACAGCATTTCAATTTGCTTTATTTCCTACATTTGATGATATTGTTACTCAAACTAATGGTATATATAGTCATGCTACTGTTGACCCACAAAAACAAGGTAATCTACAAGGTGGATATTATATGGTTGAATTAGATTTAGGAACTGCTAATGATTTTAATTCTCATGCTATTCATAATAATAAAATAAAAGGAGTTGTATCTAAATATTATGTTAATGCAAATGTTATTAGTGCTGGTGAAGAAAGTGGATTTACTTATATCCATAAGGGCGAACCAATTGATATTTCAAAAATTAATGTAAGAATATTAAACTCTAAAGGACAATTAGCAACTGATATAGGTAATGATTCATCTATATTTTTACAACTAAATACTAAAAAATAAAATAAAAAAATTAATATGTATATAATATTTATAAAATGCCTAAAAGTTTAAAATTAAATAATTCATCGTTGACTCAAAATCAAGATTTTTTAAGTGATATAAAAGATTCTTTATCCAATGTAAATCTAAATACTGATACATTAGAAACATTAACAACTACATCAAATACTCAATTAACAGCAGTTAATACTAAATTAGATTCTTATGCTGGTAATGGAAATAATAATATTGGTGAAGGGTCTTCTAAATTACAAATATATAATTATGGTCGTGATGTTAGTGCTGGTAATTTTAAACCAATGGTTGTAAATTCAAGTGCTGAACAAATAGTTGCATTATCGGCAATAGATAATGCAGTGTTAGATACAATTGCAACGAATACAGCAAATATTAACGTAAATGTTGGCGATGTAGAGATTAATGTAGCGGATTTAGAAGCATTACAAACAAGTACTAATACTAAACTAGATACATCAAATACTCAATTAACAGCAGTTAATACTAAATTAGATTCTTTTGCTGGTGCTGGAAATAATAATCTTGGTGAAGGGTCTTCTAAATTACAAATATATAATTATGGTCGTGATGTTAGTGCTGGTAATTATAAACCAATGGTTGTAAATTCAAGTGCTGAACAAATTGTTGCATTATCGTCAATAGACAATGCCGTATTAGACACAATTGCAACCAATACAGCAAATATTAATGTAAATGTTGGAGATGTAGAAGTAAATGTAGCAGATTTAGAAACATTACAAA